GCGGCACCTTGACAAATTGCACAGGTCTTCCTGTTAGCACTGGTATCAGTGGTTTGGCTTCTAACGTAGCTACATTTTTGGCAACGCCATCAAGTGCTAACTTAGCAACAGTTTTGACAGACGAAACTGGAACGGGCGCTAACGTATTTGCAACCAGCCCGACATTGGTAACTCCTGCTTTGGGTACGCCTTCTTCTGGAACACTGACAAACTGCACATTCCCAACTTTAAACCAGAACACTACTGGAAGTGCTGCTACTGTAACCACTACAGTCTCTTCTGGCGCTGTAGGTACAACACAATCTACTAGCACTAATAACACAACTATTGCTACCACAGCTTTTGTGCAGGCAGTAATGCAAACCTTACATCCAGTTGGTTCTATTTACATTAACGCTACCAATACAGCAAATCCCAGCACATATTTTGGTTTTGGCACTTGGGTGGCGTTTGGCGCTGGGCTCGTTTTAATTGGTGACGGCTCCGGGTATTCTGCGGGGGTTACGGGCGGCTCTGCTGATGCGGTAGTTGTCAGCCATACCCATACTGCTAGTTCAACTGATTCTGGTCACTCTCACTCTGAACTGCATTCAGGTGGCAACCCTGGTGCTGGCAATGGTATTTGTAGTGCCAACAATACAGGAACATTTACAACGAGTGTTGTTCCAACTGACACAGGTAATGCAAGTATTACAACAACAATCACAGCGCAAGGTGTAAGTGGAACTAACGCCAACCTTCAGCCATACATTGTTGTTTATATGTGGAAGCGTACATTATGATTACGCATCACTTTAGTGATGGGCTGTACGCAAAGGAAATCTTAATTTCATCTGGTCAGATGTTGATGCAACACAAGCATGAGTATTCACACTTTGGAATCCTTGCTAAAGGTAGAGTTGTTTTTGTCAAGGATGGGGAAACACAGATTATTGATGCCCCCGCCTGTTTAAACATTGTTGCAGGCGAAAATCATGGTATCAAAGCCATGACTGATTGCGTTTGGTTTTGTATTCATCACACTGACGAGAAAGACCCGTCAAAGATAGATGATGTTTTGATTAAAGGGGATTGATATGCCTTTCATTATTGCTGGTGCTGGTTTATTAGGTGGATTGTTGCAAGGCAACTCGGCTAGAAGTGCTGCCAATACGCAAGCTGACGCACAGCGAGAAGCAGCCCGATTAGCCGCTGAAGAGGCGCGTTTTCGGCCTGTAGGTGTCACTACTAGGTTTGGTACATCACAGTTCCAAACAGGCCCAGATGGGCGCGTTAGCGGTGCTGGTTACAACTTATCGCCAGAGATGCGGGCTTACCAAGATCGCTTTCTAGGATTAGCGGGACAAGGGTTGACGCAAGCCGAGCAAGCGCAGCAGCAGTTTGCACCAATACAGCAAGCAGGCCAAACTCTATTTGGAATGGGCCAGCAGTACCTCAACCAGCCTGCGGATCAACGCTTGGGCGGTATTGCAAGCCAATACCTTGGAGCGCAACCAAATTTCGGCATGGGTCAGATTGGTCAGCGACTATTAAGCCAAGGCCAAGACCAGCAGTTAACTGACATAGCGCGTCAGCAGTTCCAACCGTCCCAAGGCGCTCAAGCACTTACCTCACTCGGTCAGCAATATCTGGCGCAATCACCACAAGAGGCCGCGCAAAAGTACATGGCCTCACAGCAGGAATTGCTTGCTCCGAGCCGAGAGCGTTCAATGGCGCAGTTGCAGAACACTTTGTTCCAGCAAGGCCGTGGTGGATTAAGTGTTGGCGCAACTGGTGCGCGTCCTAGTGGCGCGGCTGGCCTTGGTGCTACCACTCCAGAGTTGGAAGCGTACTACAACGCACAAGCCCAGCAAGATGCAGGCTTGGCAGCGCAAGCGCAACAAGCTGGTCAACAGCAAGCCTCTTTTGGCGCGGGTCTGTTAGGCCAAGGTCAGGCTTTGGGCCAAGGCCAAGTCGGATTTGGTGCTGGTCTGTTGAATCAGCAACAAGCGGCAGAGGCGCAGCGCCTTGGTTTAGGCTCGGCGCTCACGGCGCAGCAGCAACAACTGGAGCAAGGACGTTATGGCTTTGGTGCAGGACTATTAAACCAGCAACAGGCGATGGAGCAAGGTCGCGCCAGCTTTGGTGCCGGTTTATTTGGCACTGGTGGCAACTTGATTACTCAAGGCTATCAAGGCCAGGTAGGTGCTTTGTCGCCTTACCAAGCGTACCTACAAGGCGCTACAGGGTTAGAGTCACTAGGACAACAGCCGCTTGATCTTGGCATTAATATTGGCGCTAAAGGGATGAGTCCTACCGCAGCTAACGCGATGTATCAAGGCGGTTCTGCTGCTGCTGGAAGCAATGCTGCTGCTAACGCTTACAACCCGTTTGCAACGGCATTGATACAAGGAAGTCAGAATCCTCAGTTAACCAATAGCATACAAAATCTATTTGGTGGCGGTAGAAGCCCTGGCTTTGTTGATTACACGACAACAGGTAATGCCTCGAATCTTTCACCGTACTATCAAAACCGTTTATACGGTTCGTTTAGTCAATAGGAGTAATCATGGCAACAAATATTGTCCAATCACTTTTTGGCGTTAGCCCTGAGTCCTATCAGCAAGAGCAATCTGCTATGGCTGACCAGAGAGCATTACAGTACGCCAAGCTAGACCCATTCCAACAAGCTAACTACGGTATTGGGCGTGGTGCTTATGGCTTGGCTGGTGCTATCGGTGGTGCTCTTGGAGGTCAAGACCCTGAGTTGCAGAAGATTAGCGCACGAAACTCCATCGCTAAACAGATTGATTTTTCTGATCTGAATTCCATATCGCAAGGTGTGCGTATGTTAAGTGAGTCTGGTGACACACAAGGCGCTATGCAGTTGCAACAAATTCTTCTTGACCAACAAGCTAAGTTAGCGTCTATTGGCAAGGATGTGTCGGCTGGTAAAGCATCTTTGGCGCAAGCGACCCGCGAAAGAGTGCAAGCATCTCCCAAAGAAGTTCAATTGGCCCGTGAAGTTGCTTTGCTAACAGGCTTTGAAGAAGGCACACCTCAATACAACACCGCTTATGCGACCTCGTTGCAAGAGCAGATGGCTAAACCAGAAACTAGCATTTATAGCCCTATTGACCCATCTAAGTACACGCCAGCATCTCTTGTGGCATTTGATGCTAGCGGCAAGCGTTCTGACTTGGTTGCTATAACGCCAAAAGAGCCAAAAGAAACAAAAACTGAAATTCAAAAGTTGCAAGAATACGCTGACACTTTGACACCAGGATCGCCTGCTTTAGCTCAAGTCCAAGCTAGAATTAAATCACTAGGTGAATCTGGGGGAACTAAGGTAGAAGTTAAAAACGTCATGCCTGGCGATAAAGCGTTGGTTGATATTCCGGCTTTCCGTTCCAAGGTGCAAGGCACTATTGAGCCGCAACTTAAAACCATCAATGCAACCGATCAAGCATTGCAAGCCATTGAAGATTCGTTGTCTACAGGTAATTTCGCGTCTTACCGTGCTGCCCAAGTGCAGTTTGCCCGTGCTATTTCTGGTGCAGGCGATTTGAACCAACGCGAACTTAAAGCAGCCGGTGCTGACCCATCGTTGTTGGGCGGAACGGCTGATTATTTATCTAGTTTGTTCACTTCAACACCTACCACCGATACGCAAAACAAAATAAGAACAACCTTAGAGGCTATTCGCAAAGTAGCTGCTAAAAAATCATCTACTGAAGTTGAACAGCAGCGTAAGATAGCATTGCGTTCACCTGGTTACAACCCAGAAGCGGTGACGGAGGCGCTTACGTTTCCTGAATTAGCTCCTCGCGTTGTTGCGCCCATATACGCCACCAATCCTAATACTAAAGAACGTATTATGAGTACCGACAACGGAAAAACTTGGTCTTCAGTGAGGTAACAGCATGGCACTACCAGCAGGATTTGTTTTAGAACAATCATCTACTCTTCCCCCGGGCTTTGCGCTTGAGGAAAATGCGCCTCCATGGGATAGTTTGTTAGGTACACCTACAGCCGATTACCGCGCAGAAGCATTACGCAAAGGCGTAGCATCAACCCCTGCAATGATTGCTGGGTTGGGCGCTCTTTATGGTGAAAGTTCTGCTGGTCAAGGCTCTGGCATACCACAACTAATCCAAGCATTGCGTAAACCAAGCCAAGCAGAACCTCTACGTTCACCTGGAGAAGTATATTCTTCGGCGCAGCAGCCGGTCTATAAAGGCATTATGTCTGCGCTTGGCAGCACTGGTGCAGAACCTCAAACTGGTACAGAGAAAATTATTGCTGGTGGTTTGCAAGCTGGATCAGACCCGCTTTCTTATGCGTTTTCACCACTAGCTGCAATTAAGCGCATGGGAATGTTTGGACAAACCCTTATGCGTCCTGCGGAGCAAGCTATTGTTGGTGGCGGCGCAGAAGCTGGTGGAATGGCCGGTGAATATGCTGGCGGCAAAGTTGATATGCCAGGAACAGGCCGCATTGTTGGTGGTTTGCTAGGTGGCGGTGGTGCAGCATATGGCACAGGAACTTTACTAAAAGCTGCGCCATTAGGAGGCAAAGCCTATGATTTAGCCAAAGGTCAATGGGATAAGGTAAGAGGAACAGACCCTGAAGATACGCTACTTAAAGATGTAAACAACCGCATCAGCAATATCTTTATTGCAGCGGGTGCTGCTGACCCTAACTTTATGAAAACGCTTACCGACGCTGCTAAAGCGCAAGAAGGCGTATCTCTCAAAGCGCCTGGTGGTGTTGAAGTCAAGATGCCTGTGTCGGCCATGTTGGCTGACAATCCAGTTATCAACAACTTTATCCAAAATCTATCGGCGCGTGATCCTGTATTTCGCGCTCAGTACGGAGCGCAATATGAATCTGCAAAACAAGCACTTGTTCAAAATCAGATTCGCCTGTTTGGTGACCCAACAAAAGTAAGTGTTACCGCTGTTGGCCCAGATTTAGTTAAAGCGCAAGTTCGCCGCGTCAAATCGTTAGATGAGCAGATATCCGATGCGTACAAGGGTCAGTCAATTGACCCCAACGAATTTGGCAACCGTGTAGCTAATTTAGTTGACCGTAAATCAACCGCAGCCTACGCCGAGGTCAAACCGCTGTATAAAGAAGCGTTTGATATTGCTAAAACTAAAAATTTAGAATTGCCAACCGAATCGGTAGACGACATCTACAACTTTGTAGTTGGGGCGCAAGCAGCCGACTTGTTCAAAACGTTTCCTGATATTTATCGCAAAGTGCAGTCTAAATTTCGCCCAACTACTACTGAACCAAGCGCCATCTTGACCGCCGAAGGCGTACCTATGACGCCTGGTGGCAAAGCGTTTAGCTCCGCTACGATTGAGGACTTGGATTCGCTCAAGCGCGAGATTAACAGCGCGTTACGTAAGACTAATGAGCCAGCGGGCATTCGAATTCTTGCCGAGCTAAAGAAGCGCGTTGGCGGTCACATTGACAGTCTTGACCCTGATTTTGTCACTGCATACCGCAACGCAGATAAAGCCTATGTGCAAAAGGTCGGTATACCGTTTGAGGCTGAAACCCTTAAAAACGTAGACCGGAAAAAGTTTGTTGAACAGATTGCGCCTGCGCTTATTGGCAACAAATCCAACGTTATTGATTTCATTAACGCGACTGGCGATCAGGGAGTGAACTTAACCCGTGCGGCGTTTCTTGACGCTTTTTCTACGGCTGCGCTAAAGAATGATGTTTTAGACCCCAAGGCAGCGGCTAAATGGCTCAAGAAGAACGAAGGTGGTGTTTCTCTAATACCAGGTTTGCGTGATGAGTTGCAATCCGCAACTACTGACGTACAAAAGTTGCTGGCCGAGCGTACCCGTCTTAACGCCGATTTCAAGCGTGTTGCTGGTGAACAGATCATCAGCGCGGAAGGTGTTGGTAGCCCACAAGAATTAGTTTCTAAAATGTACGGAGATGTTAATTTTACCAATAAATTTATGCGGCAATATGGGGCTAACAAAGATTCTGTTAACGCGGCAAGATCATTTATGTTAGATGATTTAGTTAACTCAGCAGACCCAATTTCCCTACTGGCTGACCGCAATAAAGCGGCTGTGTTTAACCGCGTGTTTGGGCCGACCTATGCTCAAAAGGTACAGGACTTCGTAACGGTTTCTGACCGAATGACACGCGACCTAACAAATGTGACATTTAAAGGCGAGACCGTACCTCGTACACCAATTGAGCAGTTGACGGGAATACCACCTGAACAAATCCTATCTCGCATATACAACCCTGTATCTGGTGCTACTTACGCCATGACTTCTTTGTTTAGCAAGTTTTGGGCTAAAAAAGCGTCCGAGTCTACTGAAGCAAAACTCAAAGAATTGCTGCTTAACCCTAGCGATGCTGTCAAGGTATTTCAAGCTGTGCAACCGCGAGTCTCTGGGTTTGACCAGAAAAAGATTCAAGATGCTATTGAAACTGGAAGAAAATACGGCATTCAATGGGTGGCTGACGCTGCTAATGACATTACTTCAGGCGCTGCGCGTGGTGCAGTGCAACAATCGCAACAACAAGAGTAAAACAGGATACCGCCAATGTATGCGTTTGTTTCTTTTTTTGGTTTTGCTACTGTCGGTGGCTCTGGCGAAGGACAAGTTAATCCTGTCTACAGAGCCGCCACCACCGCTGCCAAAGAAGCCACCAAAGGCAATGCCAGGTTGCGCGGTACAGGAGTTGTACGTTATTGGTTTGACAATGCACGACCCTTCGGAGAGACACAAAGCTATGCTGGCGTGGCTAGATGGGGCAAAGTGCAGTGGTGATGATTACGTCCTAATTTGGAACGCCCTACCGGAGTGGGCTGGTACTTCAGATAGCCCTGTATTACGGGCCAAGATTATGGAGAAGGCAAGATGAACGAGTCATGGATAGCACGCAACATTCAGCCGGTCACGGTTATTTTTCTGTTGTTTTCATACTTCTTCTTTGCGCTACTGTCCGTCTTTGAAATGGAGACGCGCGGCGCGTATGTTGACCTGCTAGGCCAAGCAATGATTATTGTGATTACCGCCATTTTCGCCGGTAAAACAGCAGAGAGAATCGTAGACATCCGCACCAACAAAGGAACACCAGATGGCACTTGATCCAGTTACAGCCCTGTTTGAAGTAGGCAGTAAAGTCCTAGACCGAGTTCTGCCTGACCCTGCACAGCAGGCTGCCGCCAAACTGGAGTTGATGAAGCTCCAGCAGAATGGTGAACTAGCCCAGATTACCGGTCAGATGGAAATTAATAAAGTTGAAGCGGCAAGCTCCAGCTTATTCGTATCAGGATGGCGTCCTAGCGTGGGTTGGGTGTGCAGTGCAGGCTTTGCTGTGCAGTTCATCATTGGCCCGCTGGCTGAATGGGGGGCTGCGCTTGCTGGTCATCACGTCAAGTTCCCGCAAATGGACACCGGCACAATGATGCCGCTACTGCTGGGTATGCTCGGCCTTGGTGGTTTGCGTACTGCTGAGAAACTGGCGGACAAGGCTGCGAAATGAAAGCAAAACTTACCTTCCTCGTGACCCTGATGGTCAGCTTCACCCTGTGCGTGGTCATTATTGGGATGGTGGCTGTGCTGATGGCGGGTCTGTTTGACCCCCTTGTGGACAACGCAGAAATCTTCAAACTCATATCACCCGCATTCCAGACCATTGTTGGTGGCTTTATCGGCTTGCTGGCGGGTGTGAAGTTGTCCCACGGTGAGGAGAATCTTAAATGAACTTGACCGAACACTTCACCCTTGAAGAATTGACCATAACAGACCATCGGGAGTTTAAAAATGAACCTAGTCCTAGTGAAAGAACAAATCTTATACGCCTTGCAAACTTTTTGGAACAAGTTAAAGTTGCGTTGGGCGGCAAGCCGGTCATGGTTAATAGCGCGTTTCGATGCAAAGAAGTAAACGATGCGGTAGGCAGCAAGGACACAAGCCAACATCGGGTAGGTTGCGCCGCCGACTTTCGCGTACCAGGCATGACGCCAGACCAAGTAGTCAAGGCAATCATGGCTGCGGGTTTACCCTATGACCAGCTAATCCGCGAGTTTGACCGTTGGACTCACGCCAGCATAACAAATGACCCCAACGGTAAACCCCGAGGCCAAACGTTAATTATTGACCGCCAGGGTACTCGACCTTACTAACCGCATAGCGTCCTTCAGGTCGCCGCGCAGTTGTTCAATAGCTTCCTGTTGTTCCTGCATTCGCTGGTATGCCTCCGAAGCAAATTTCGCTAAGGTTTCGTGGTTCCAAGCGGCGAAGTTCGGCAGGTCTGTCATTTGATTTCTTTGGTCTGGGTTTAGGACAATCTTCGGGTGGCACTACCGCGCACCATACAGCTTGTGGTGGCAACTGCTGCTGGGCCTCTAGCCACCTATCTATGTAAGTATCAGGCATATTTTGCAGCGCAGCATAAATCGTATCGTGTTTCTTTTCTAGCCGTTCAGATATTTCTTTTGTTGTCAGGCCATCTTGGTACTGGTGCAGTAGCTGCCTGATTTTTGGGTGACTCGGTTTCATAAGCCTCTTCGTTTAATGTTTAGATGGTCATCAGCACCAGGTCGGGGTGTGTTCATGCTGGGCGGCTGGTACACTGGTTGGCGCCAGATGGAGATCGCGGGAGGCGCGGCCTCGCCTGGCAGTTTCTCGCGTGGTGACCATTCACCAGCTAGGCCCAGAGCGCGGCGCTTAGAGTCAGTGCCATTTGCAAATCGTGTGACTGTCATTTGTTTTTTTCCTTGAGTTTGGCTTCAATCGCTACCATTAAATCAAGCCACGCAACATCGGCCAACCCTAGTCTTTCTGCAATTTCCAAAGTATCGTCTTCCGTCAGCCCGACCCAGGTGCGCTGTATTGGATTAAGTTTTGAATCAACAAAACCTACAGGCTCCTGCGCTGGCTGTGCCAGCTTGTCCTGCGCCATGTCTTTTTTGCTTTGAAATCCGGTCATCACTTCCCCCAATACCAAAAAGTGAACAGCGTCAAAGCTGCGATCACACCCATAAAAACAATCAAAAATTTAACCGTGCTGAGTGTGTCTTCATAGGAGTCAGTGTCCCTAATCACTCCGCGCTCGGCGTATGCCTTGTTTGTGGCCTCTCTGCGTGCTTGTCTAACGGGGCAGTTTGGTGCGTTAGTGCATTTACCATATTCACAGCAAGTCATAACTTGTACTCCTTCAAACGTGTATTCAAACGCTCAATGCGGGTCATATTCATGTCGAGCACTGCCTTCGCGTACTCAACTGCGGCCTCTGCCTCCAGTCTATCAAGATGGGCATCAGACAAGGCTCGCTGGATCACTTCTGATGGTGTTAGGTCGCGGTAGTAATCCTTCAAAAACTTTAAAAACTTCATGGTTTTTTTCCTTCTTTTAAAATTTCTAATCGTTCCCGATTGGCTCTAAGTGTGCAGTAACGCTGGTGGATTCGCTCCAGCATTGACACGCGCTTGTGTTGCTTGCGCTCTTCATCAAGCAAAGCCAATAGTTCGGCTTCGCTGTAATTTGGCAACTCACTCTGAAATTTTCGCCAGGTCAGCAATTTTTTTCTCCAGTTCGGCAATCCTTGCAGTCACCTTGTTGTATGCCCGTGACGCACTGTTGTTTGTACGGGTTCGTATAGCAAGTTCCGCTTGCGCGGCTCTTAGCTTGGCCTTGAGTTGGGTTAATTTTTTGTTCATGTTAGAAAGTTTATCACACTTTTTAATTTAAGGGGAATTTCTTTTCAGCATCATTCCCGATGCTTGGCCTGGCTCAATCACAATCCATCCGTTCTCATGAACTTCAATCAACTTTTCTTCAATCAACGGCCCTATGTACTTGCCCTTGTTCCCGTCTGCTGGTATTTGCGCTCTCAAGCTGTCCTTTGTGTATTTTTTGTTTTTCAAACCGTTGACCAATGCCCATTCATAAAGTGCGCTGCGGGTAAGGTAAGGTGCGCCGCCTCGATCTTCTGCACCAGTAGCAAACCATGCGCGTTCAAAAGATGAAAAGCCAAGAGATTCGCCTTTGCTTTTTGTTTCCGGAACTTGGCCTTTAACCACTACTGCGCTGGAAACGGCTTCTCCATCTTCATCAAACCAGCCAGGGATTGCTACCGATTCCAAATCAACATAGACCGGCGCGGCCATTTCGGCGTCCTTGCTCTTGCGCTGCACAATCTCAATGGACTTGTCGCCCTTGGCGGGTATGACGCTGATCTCAATGTCTAAGGCACCACGCCATGCACTAGAGCCTCGTGCGCGATGTTGGGCCTCTTCAGACACGCCCGTGTGGTGAACCAGAATGACGGTGCATCCAAACTCTTCCATGAGCGCAGCGCAGGCATCTAGCATGGTCTTGGCGTCCTGTGCGCTGTTCTCGTCACCGGCCATGAAGCGGTGTAGGGTGTCTACGGTAATCACGCTGGGCTTGATCTTGAGAGCCCTGACCGCCTCCAACACTTTCAAATATCCTTCGGGGGTGTTGAGGTCTACACCTGACTTGCTGACCCACATATTGAGGTTAGTGACTTTGTTATGGTGTTTCCATGCTGCAATCCTGCTTCGCAAACCGTGATGCCCTTCACCGGCCAAATAGACCATGTTGCCAGGTCTTACTTTGTGGCCGAACCAGCTTGCTTTTCCACTGGCAATGTGCAGCATCCAATCCAAGGTAACAAAGGTTTTGCCGCCACCACTAGGCCCATGCACCATCACCAATGCTTTGTCCTGTATCCAGTGCTTCACAAGCCACGATATAGGCGCTGGTTGCTCTGAAAACCCATCAGCATGGATTAGGTAGTCCGTTGCGACTTGAGGCTTTAAAAGCAGTGCCAAGTCATGCCCTGCTTGAACGTAGTCATTGGCGTCACCTTCAATCGGCGGTGTTGTCATGCGTACCCCAAACTTTGCGCTTGCTTGCTCGGCGTAGCGTTGGCCTACGCCACTAATGTCATTGTCTGCAACAATGCAAATGTCAAGTGCTGGATGTGCTGCTTTCAAAATTCCCGTCACCGGCACTAGGTTGCTTGCGCTGTACGCCACCGCGCAGGGCTGGCCTGTGACCTCGGCAATGGTGGCCGCTGTTG